AGGATACACATGGAACTTACAAAAGAACAATTAAAACAATTACTACCAAAAAATCCATATATTGATCAGTGGCACAAGGCGTTAAGCCAATTACTTCCAGATTATGAAATCAATACACCACAACGCATAGCATCGTTTATTGCTCAGTGCGCCCATGAGTCTGGTGGTTTTGTTTTTCTTACTGAAAACTTGAACTACAAAGCAGAAAGTCTGATGAAGATATTCGGAAAATATTTTCCAGATATGGCAACTGCAAAAGCATACGAAAAGAAACCAGAAAAGATTGCAAATCGTATCTATGCTGACCGCATGGGTAACGGCAACGAAGCATCTGGTGATGGATTCAAATATCGTGGTAGAGGACTCATTCAACTGACCGGCAAAACAAACTATACTTGGTTTGCCGCTTCATTAGAAATAACACCTGAAGAAGCAGCCGAATACACACAGACCTTTGAAGGCGCTGCACAGTCTGCATGTTGGTTTTGGGAAACAAACAAACTCAATCAGTGGGCAGACAAAGGTGACATTCTTACAATGACCAAGAGAATCAATGGTGGCACCATAGGACTTGAAGATCGCAAGAAACATTATGAACATGCACTTCACGTTCTAGGAGTACACTAATGAAATATCTAGCACTTCTATTGTTTCCATTACTGGTTGCTTGTCAAGAGAACTATCGTTATCCTTGCCAAGACCCAGAAAATTGGGATCAGAAACAATGTAAGAAACCATATTGTAGCGCAAACGGAACTTGTCCTGAAGACTTGACTCATTACGAAAAAAATAAAACAGGTCAACCTTCACCATCAACACAATTTCAACAAGTTCCAAGTAAAGGAGAATGCAAATGATTAAGGATCTATGGTCAGGAGAAAGATACACTACTGAGGAACTAAATGCACGACTGAAGTTCTTTATTGGTATCGTTTTAGGTTTAACACTATTTGGTATTGTATTTGTTGTTCTATACAGTTTGATTTTTGTAACTCAGCCAATGAACGGTATGAGTCCTGTTGACAACAAATTTTTTGAATTAATTATTCCAATTGCCACATTCTTGACTGGTACACTGTCAGGCATTATGTTGGCAGGTGATGACAAAGACTTGAGAGCAAAAGCGATTGATGCTGCAAACAAGCCATATGTACCAACACCATCACCTTCATTGCCACCAAGTGGTGGTTTTAGTGCAACGTTTTCAACTAGCAGTGCAGAAATTGCTGCACCAGTTGCCGCAGTAGCAGCATTTGCACCAGCAGTTGCAACAGGTTTTGGTGGTAAAGAAGCACCAGCACAACCACTACATCCAGAACTATGATTAGTTTTATTGCTAAAGCATTATCTGGAGAAAATGAACAGAATCCTAGCAGCAAAAGGTTAATTACCTTTTTGGCATTCCTTTTGCTTGCTACGGGTTTTATTGCCGAATTGTTTTTTGAAAAGAAGTTGAATCCACAGACAATTGATGCTATAATGTATATTGTCCTTGGTGGGTTGGGTTTTACCGCAACTGAAAAATTTACTAACAAGGAAAAGAAATGAAAAAAGAACTTGCCCTAGCATCAATGATTTTGTTTCTGCTTTTTGCACCATTGACCAAAGCAGCATTTGCCGCTGAAGAAAAGAAAGTTTGTGTCAAAGAGTTTGATAACAAAACTAAAAAAGAAAAAGAAGTTTGCAAGACCATCAAAGTTCATAAGAAACTAGAGGGCACAAAGATTCCTGAGAAGAAATAAAATGGACGGAGATGTAGCACTTAAAGTAGAGGTTGGCGTTCTCAAAGAAAAGGTCTATACACTTGTAGACCTTTGTGAGAAGATGGACCGTGTTATCGAAAAACTTACCGATAACAATGCCAATATTGTCAATCAGATTTACAAAGACATGGACAAACGCAAAGAAGATACCGTAAGCGATATCAAAGAACTTCATTCACGTATTACTACCACAGACAGAAATCTATCGGATAAAATAGAACTGACTGAGCGTAGAATCATGGATGAAATCAAATCATTACGTGATCATATCACCGAACACAATCAAAAAGAAGATGACGATCTAAAGTCATTGATGCAGTGGAAGTGGATGGTTGCCGGCGGTGTTGTCGTTGTTGCATGGATGATCTCAAACGTCAAATTTGAATACCTGGCAAAGTTTTTTAATTAATTGATTTTTGTGAGTAGTAGTGTTATAATGAAGATATGGCTCTATACATTGATGCAAAATATGTGAGAATGGTTTCTTCCCGCTTGCGTAACTTCAAGCAGAAGAATACCAATCTGTGGAATTTTTCATGCCCTTATTGTGGCGATTCCAAAACAAATTTACTTAAAGCCCGAGGCTATGTTTTCGCCAAGGGTAATGATTTATTTTACCGCTGTCATAACTGTGGAGTAGGAACAAATGTCGCCAATTTCCTCAAGCACATCGACTCATCCTTACATGGAGAGTACGTACTCGAAAAATATAAGTCGGGCACAACCGGAACTGCCAACACGTATCACAGAAAAAGTGAAGTATCACCACGAATCGTCACCAACCCACCCAAATTTGGTCACATCAAAAAGCGCAGCATATTTGAACATGGGGAATGGCTCAGTAGTTTACCAAGTGGACATTTTTGTTTAACGTATGCTGAGAATCGGCTAATCCCCGAAGAACATTATGATAAGTTGCTGTTCACTTCAAACTACAAAGCATTTTGTGATGCGCTAATTCCAAATCACGATAAAAATCTAGTTGAAGATGCAAGACTAGTTATACCTTATTTTAATTACCAGAATGAATTGATTGCTGTATCGGGTCGTGCATTAGAGACAAGCGACCGCACACTACGCTATGTTACATTGAGAACAGACGATTCTGATAATAAACTTGTTTTTGGCATGGATCGTGTGAATTTAAAAGAACGTGTGTATCTTGTTGAAGGTCCACTAGATAGTTTGTTTCTGAAGAATTGTGTAGCATCAGGTGACGCAAATCTTGCTCTAACAGTGAAAAATATTCAAGCAGAAAAAATTACGCTTGTATTTGACAATGAACCAAGAAATAAAGAAGTGTGCAAGTTGATTGAAAATGCAATCAAATCAAATCACAATGTCGTCATTTGGCCTGATAACATAGATGGTAAAGATATTAATGAGATGGTGTTAAATGGTTTTTCAACAGGCGAAATCCAGGAAATCATAGATAGTAATACATTTTATGGACTTGAGGCTATAGCCAAATTTACTTTTTGGAAGAAATTATGAACGTGAAGTTAATTGGTGTGACTGCACCGTATGCAGGTCACAACTCCGCTGAAGATTTGATTGTACACATGGCACGTGTATCAAATCCAAGCAATCAGAATATGACAAGAGGTGATGAGAAATTAATTCGTTATCTCATCAAAAATCAACATTGGTCACCATTTGAAATGGTCAACGTTGTTATGGAAATAAACACTACACGGGACATTGCAAGACAAATCTTGCGACATCGTAGTTTTTCCTTTCAAGAATTCAGCCAACGATATGCTGATCCAACGAAAGATTTAGGTTTTGAACTACGGGAAGCAAGGCTACAAGATACAAAGAATCGTCAAAACTCTATTGAGACTGACGATAATGAATTGCAGTCGGAATGGAAAATTAAGCAAGTCAATCTAATTGCTGAAGCAAAAACAGCATACGATTGGGCGATAGCGAATGGTATTGCAAAAGAACAAGCACGTGCAGTATTACCAGAAGGCAACACACAGTCACGTATGTACATGAATGGTACATTGCGTAGTTGGATCCACTACTGTCAGTTGCGTAAGGAAAATGGTACACAGAAAGAACATGCCGAAGTGGCAGCGGCCTGCTGGAAAATTATTGCAGATAAATTTCCAAATGTAGTAGCAGCACTAGAACAATAACAATGGAGAAGAAATGGTAGATATTAGCAGCATTACAATAGACCTAGAGAGAGATAAATTATTTGATGAACTCGGAATTAAAAGACTCAAAGAATCATACATGCGAGAGACTGAATCAAGTCCTCAAGAAAGATTTGCATTTGTATCCGCTGCCTTTGCAAGTGATGTTGCTCATGCTCAGAGGCTTTACGATTACAGTAGTAAGCATTGGCTTTCTTATTCTACTCCTATCTTGTCTTTTGGCCGTAGTAAGCGTGGCTTGCCTATTAGTTGTTTTCTCCCCTATCTTGATGATAGTGCAGAAGGTTTGGTTAACACTCTTTCAGAAGTAAATTGGCTTTCAATGTTGGGAGGTGGAGTTGGAATTGGATTGGGAATTCGTTCTGCTGATGATAAGTCCGTTGGCATCATGCCTCATCTACGTACTTATGATGCATCTTCACTGGCATATAGACAAGGTCGTACAAGGCGTGGCTCTTATGCTGCTTATCTTGACATTTCTCATCCTGATATTATTTCTTTCTTAGAAATGCGTAAACCCACAGGTGATCCTAATTTACGCACACTGAATTTACATCATGGAATTAACATTACAGATGAATTCATGCATATAATTGAAACATGTATGCTTGACCATGATGCCGATGATACATGGGAACTTAAAGATCCACATAGTGGTGAAGTCAAAGATAAAGTATCTGCACGTGAATTGTGGCAGCGTATTCTTGAAACACGTATGCTGACGGGTGAACCATACATTCACTTTATTGATACAAGCAATCGTGCAATGCCAGATTTTCAGAAGAAAAAAGGTCTGAGCATCAAGCAATCAAATTTGTGTTCAGAAATTATTTTACCTACAGATAAACAGCGCACAGCGGTTTGTTGCCTTTCATCTGTAAACTTGGAGTATTATGATGATTGGAAGAGTAATGAACTTTTTCTGCGGGACGTGGCGGAAATGCTTGATAATGTACTTCAGTATTTTATTGACAATGCTCCTGATGCTATTCACAGAGCCAGGTTCTCTGCTGAACAAGAGCGCAGTATTGGTGTGGGGGCTCTTGGTTATCATGCTCTTCTTCAGAAAAAAAATATTGCGTTTGAATCGGCAGTAGCAAAGTCATTCAACAATCAAGTGTTCAAACATATTCGTGAAAGATTAGATGATGCAAATCTCCAATTGGGAAAAGAAAGAGGTGAGGCTCCTGATGCTGTTGGTACAGGTAAAAGGTTTAGCCATATGCTTGCCATTGCTCCTAATGCTTCATCTTCCATTATTATGGGCAACACTAGTCCCTCCGTTGAGCCTTATCGTGCTAATGCTTATAGACAAGACACTCTTTCAGGCGCTTTTCTAAACAAAAACAAATTCTTGGATAAAATCATCAAGGAGAAATGTGATGCAGACAACAAATTGGACTATCAAGAAATCTGGTCAAGTATTATTGCAAACGACGGTTCCGTCCAGCACTTGGATTTCCTGGATGAATACACCAAAGATGTCTACAAAACTGGTATGGAAATTGACCAACGATGGGTTGTGGACCACGCCGCTGACAGACAGCATTACATTGACCAGGCGCAATCCATTAACCTCTTTTTTAGACCTGATGTGAATGTTAAATACTTACATGCAGTACACTTTCAGGCATGGAAACAAGGCCTGAAAACATTGTATTACTGCCGTTCAGAGAAACTAGCAAAGGCCGACAAAGTATCCAAAAAGATTGAACGTGAAATTATACAAGAAATTGATTTGAAGCAACTGGCTACTGAGGAGGTCTGTTTAGCGTGTGAGGGCTAAATGACATTTGAAATAAACACAAAGAAACCAAAGCCGCATCCAAAGAGGCCAACTTACAAGGAAAAAACTCCCGTTCAACCACAACAAAAGAAGAAAGAACAGGAGAATAAAAAAGAAGAAAAATGAGTTGTACAATTGCTCTTTTCGTACAGCACCCAAGGTGTTCTGTACAATCATGTAATGGTGTAATCAAAGCACTTGGTGCTAACTATAACTATAAACTTTTTACCAAACATGAAATCGAAGACGATTACTTCAACGATGTGGATCTTGTTTGCTTTCCTGGTGGCATTGGCGATGCTGACACCTATGACCATATGTTTAAATATCATGAATCTAGTGTCAGACAGTACATTGAAAATGGTGGTAGATTTCTCGGTATATGCATGGGTGCTTATTGGGCTGACAAACATTTTTTGGACATTGTGGATGGCGTTGAAGCCAAGCAATACATACGACGACCAAATACCTGTACTAAACGATATTA